AAACCGAGTTTTTCCATTTCTCTTTTAATGTCTTCTTGTTTATTTAATTCCCCTGCTTGTTGATCTAATATTAAATCAAATTGAGTATTTAAATTTTTCATTTCAGTATTTAAATCTTTTTCCACTATAATCCCATTAAGGATTGCATTTTGAATAATTGAATCTATATCTAGATTATCAAAACGACCTTTTAATTCCATTATGTAATCATAAGGTGAATCAAAATCATCCATTTCATTTACAAAGGAATATTGCTTATTAAATGATTCTCCTTCATCCAATGATTCTATAAAAGAATCTTCAGGTTCTATAAAAGAATCTTCAGAAATAATAACTTCTTCATCACGATCAGGTTTTTCTTTTATCTCTACATCAATATTATCTGTTATTTCATCATCAAGTACTTTTTCCACGTCAGTAGGAATATCATATCTATCCCAAAATCCCACTTCATCTAAATTTTCCCATATGCTATGATCCTTTCCTTGATCAGGAAATCTTTCTAAATCAGGTAAATCAGTAGTGGTAAATTCAGGGGCGAAATCACGCGACATTGGAAAAAAATCGGGGATATTATATTGTTCTTGTATTGTTTGTTCCTTATCTACTATTTCATCTTCAAGTAATTCCCAAGGTAATCCCCAAGGATTGTTTTCCGGTGAAAATATAGGATTACGTGGAATAATTTCTTTTTTACGTTTAGGTAATAATCTCTTTAACCAACTAGCATAAGGCATCATGCTTCCTGCTTTTTCCATTAAAGTATTTAACCCCGATTGTATGGGGAATTCTTTTTTATAAAAATCTTTTCCTTTTTGGCCAAAATTTCCAAAAACATTATGTACAGGTGCCCTTACCGCTGCTTTATTTTTTCCTGTAAATAAAGATCCAACATCACCAAAAAATCCTTGTGATTTTGCTGGGTCTGTAAATAATCTTCTTCCAGTTCTTCTTGCCCCAGCTGGTATTCCACTTGTGTCAAGAAGCTGTGCTCCACCTCCACCTCTGATTTGGTTCATGAGCATTTGATACATGTTACGTGATTCATTTTGATCTGTTGTAACTGCAGGTCGTCTAACTAATGTATTTTTTATTAAATCAGTATTTCTTATTTTACTTTTTCCAGTATCATAACTCTGGGTATACCAATTGGTAGGACGGGACATAGCCCATTGTGGATCGAAGCGCGCACGGCTGCCTTGGCCGTACGACTTACGATCGCGTATTTCTTGTGCTGATGGTGTATATTGAACCATTATGCACCTGGTACAATTATAATTTTAAGGACAACAAGAACGATGACTACAACAATGCCGGCCTTTATCCAGTCCTTCATTTTCCATTCATTCCATTCTTTAAGGTGCCCCCAAAGATCTTTCAATAAGTTCATTTGGTCCTCCTATTTATTATGTTTAATGGGGATTCCCCCACTTGGATATCCATACTCGTTTACCCAAGCTTCTTTATGAAAACCATCCGCGTCAAACAGACCTCCAGCTTTCATTTTCTTTGTCTTTCCACCCTTCTTATAACCAGTCATGTTCATTTTTTGCCCAGTGTTTTTTGCATGTTTTTGGGCTTGTTGAACTCCAGCAGAAGTATATGGAAATTTTTGTTCACCTACTTTTGGCATCTTTCCTCCTTTGTTTTTATTAACAGGCTTACTCCCATGTTCGTCTGTCCATTTTTGCGCCATTGCTGGCTTGTTGGCCCACATCCATTTTTTTTGTTTTTCCGATTGAAAAGGCATTAATGCAATGTTGGTGGTGGGTCATTTTTAAACTCTTGTAATATTTCCTCTGTTGCAACAATACTATCCGCAACAGCTTGAAACATATGCACTGTATCATAAGGTCCCATTGCCTCCAAGTACATATTGCGTGTCACAGCCATCAAGGAAGAGCATACTAACATATAGTCCGCATGCGTCTTGATTTGGGCACGCGCCGCTTCCTCAACTTTATGCATAGCGTCTGCTATCTTAGTTAGACTTTTTTCCATTTGCTTTGGATCTCGCATTATTCCTCGCTATTCTCTCAGATGTTTGGTCTTTCATTGCCTCACGCGCTGAAATCATATTTTCTTTTAGAATTGACATTGCGTCCGCATTATCCTGTTTATTGGTTTCTGCGGATACTTTCATCAATTCCAGACTTGTATCAGCCTCCAGTTTGTCACGCTCCAGATCCATTTTTTCAGAATCCATCGCAATATCCTTCGCTAGTCTAGCCTGAGTTTCCATTGCTTTCAAGTCAATTTCTTGTTGCTTTAATTTAACCAATGGATCCTGCGGTTCTTTACTCATTCGAGCTTCCTCATCTTTAGCTAGTTGTCCTGTTAACTGCGCTTCAATTTGTGCCTGCTCAGCCGCAACCTGATTTGTTAATTGATCATTTTGTTGCTGTAGCTGCTGCATCAATTGTTGGTTACGTTGTTGTTGCGCCTGTTGCATTTGTTGTTGTAGCTGTTGCGCCTGTTCCTTAAATTTTTGTTGAATCTGTTCTCCTGCCATCAAAGCAATATGCTCTGAAATATGCGATTGCAACATGGAGAATATTTGGGGATTGATTTGAACCATTCGTGTAAACATAAACTCGGAGTGTCCTTGAATATGCGCTTGGTGATCCTGCATCGGAAAAGCTTTAGGTGCTTGTCCTTTCATTACCATGCCATTTTCGGTTGCTGGACCTGTTGGTATTGGTAAGTCTGGATCTGGTTTTAAAATCGCATCCACATTATCCACACCCATCGCCATGTACATTCTTCGATACGCTTCACGCAAGTTATGCATTTGGGGATTAGACTGTGCCAGTTGTAACTGCTGTTGTGCCAATGTAATTCGTTGTGCCATGGAAAAAATATTAGGATCGGAAATAGGAAGAATATCAACACGGTCATCAAAGTCCTGTTGCTTAATCATTCTGTCTCCACCCACTACCGCATATGGATATTCCGGTGGTAAGTATAATTGAAATACTTTTGCCAATAATGAAAATTCCTCACGCTGTCCGTAGTGCAATCTTTTATGAATGGCACTCATCACTTTTGTTCCACGTTCCAGTAAAGCTAAAGTTGTTCCAACGGGATTCTGTTCATTACCTTCACCCATTTTCATGTCAGCGATCGCCGCAAAAGATTTTCCTGCGTCAACCGCAAATCCAAGCAATGCAAATAAAGTTTGTGAAGGTTCTTTAAATGGTAATGGTAACAATGATTCCCTAATGGAATTTCCTGTTACGTCCACATCCCTAAACTCACCTGGTTGCAAAGGTTCATCGTGATCACGTATACGCATTCCACGTGCCTTGAAACCTGCTGGAAGGTTAGCGAGTGTACCAGCATCAATTAACTGCCGCAAAACACTTGTTGCTGTTCGCGATAACCCTCCAAGCATGTGTATTAGACCAAAGCCATAAAAGCCTAGTCCCGGGAGAAATTTAAAGTGTACAAAATATTGAATCTTGTGATAAAAAGCGTCTTCCTTTTTCCAGTTTCTTCGAATGGATAAAATAGTGGAAGAGTACTTGTCAATGGTAACAATGTAGGGAAGCTTAATTCCTTTAGGATCCTCGAATCCTGGAATATCCGCGTTCACATGCATTTCTAAAATTTCGTGTTCATCATCATCGTTGGCGTATTCCTTTTGAAGTCCCTCTAGCTCATCAACCTTTTCCTGTACTTCTGAAATATTGACATCACCGCTTGGCAATTCAACATCCAAATAAAATCCCTGTACCTGCAGTTTGCGTACGTCATTATTTGTCATACGTACAACATGTGTAATTCGTTCAGCTGTTTCCAGGTCCGTTGACATATAATTGACAACACAATCCTCGCCAGTAATAAACTTTGCCACGGCGCGTTTCATGATTGGACAGAAATAAACTTTCTTAAATGCCGAACCTGACAATGGTAAGTAAAATAACAATTGATCCATTTCCGGATCGTATTCCTTCATTACCGTTGTAATCTGGTAGTTCATGTAATCTTTTACGCGTTCTGCCTGATCCTGTACTTCAGGTGTAATAGCGCCTACTATTTGGGTGCGCACGGGGCCGCTTGGGGGGAGAAGTTCCTTATAAGCTTGGGCTTGAAACTGTGTAACAGATTCAGCCAATAAGGGATGTACGACCCCTGATGCACCTTCGAACGGTTGGGTGCGGTCTTCATATTTGAATCCCAGCATGTCAAGTCCTTTGACATAGGTATCTTCCCAGTCTTTCCTTGACTCCTTGTCCGCTTCGAATGATCCTACAAGATCTAAAGCGAACTTGCGGGATTTACTTTCATCGATGTATTCCGCTAGGTTTGCATCGAATGGAATTTGTGATTGGTCGATGGGTGCGTTAGGATCAAAATTGACCTCTGCTCCACCGTCCGGTGTTTCTGTTAATTCTATATCTGATTCAAAATCTACTACTTGTTCCGGCAATTGAACTTCCGTTCCTACCGAATCAAGATCAAGTGCACCTTGCAATGCCTCTAAAGCCTTGTCAATATTATTATTTGGATTCTTTGCCATCTATCTCCCCTATAGCGTTGGCACGACATCTTTAAAAATGCCGTACGGTAAAGGTCCTTTTTCCGGTGGAATGGTTTCTGTTAATCCCCCATCCTTGTAAGCCGGTAGTCCCTTGCTTATTTTCTCCAGTGCCTTTGTGTTTCCTTTCAGCATCAATGCTGGTACACCAAAGTATTGCATTACATCTTCGGAGCCATAGTGACCAGTTTGTCTGTCAACTTTCGCGCCTATGCTCGTTTCAACCAAATCCGCCCCACTTTTGGACTTAGCTTTTTGTATTGCATTCTTCAGTATGTTTCCATACGCAATTATGTTCCCTTGGTAATCCTTGCTTCCAGGAGTCATCTTCAGGTTCTTAATCGCCGGTGTAGAAAACGCCACGCCATCGTAATTACCATCTTTTGCCACGCGAAGCAAATACTTAATTGCAAATTCCATGTAGTCCTGTGAATTCTTAAATGGACCTTCAGGAATTCCGCTGTGATCGCCCTTAGCGATCTTTGGTGTTTCAATGTTTCTTATCATGTCCTTCTGCTCATAGAGCTTTGCCAGTTTTGGTGATCGTGGATTGGTTTCCAGCAAACGGTCAATCTGCCGTTGTATGTTTGCCATCTGTTCCAGATTCGCCTTGCTGTCAACAGGAACATCCACATCCAGTCTTGGAGCGTAACGCCCTCCCTTTGGAATTTTCTTTCCTTCCTTTTCCGCTTTTCTAAGAGCAGCTGAAATAGGTTGGTGCATGTCCGATTGAAATTCTTCCACAAAAATAAGCTTGTTGCCATATTCATCCACGCGGTCACTTACGCGTGCGTGCATGAAAGCATTCTCACCCTT